TTTGTTCGCTGCTGCGATTGCAGCGGCACTTGCTGCTGCCGCTGAGGCTGTTGCTTCTGAAGCTGTTTTATTACTTGCTGCGATAGCGGCTGCGCTGGCCGCTGCAGCTTCTGCGGCTGCCGTTGCAGCTGCCGTAGTTGTTGCTGTTAATGCAGCATTAGCGGCTGCCGTTGCAGCTGCTGCATTAGCTGAGGCTGTGCTGTAAGAGGATGACCATTCTGTCAGGTTAGGGCGAATAACTGTAGTCGCTACTGTGTTAGCGAATGATGACCATTCTTTACCATTCGCTTGAATCTGTGTCTGGATAGCGAACATAGAAGCAGTCAAAGCATTGATTGATGCAGTAAGCGGATCAACCTTCCATTCACCGAATGGATCTTTCATTTCTAAATCTTTAATAGAAATCAAAAGATCTGATAACTCTTTAGATTTCTCTTGAGCCGTAGTTAAAGCCTTTTGGTACTTTTCAATGTTAGTAAGGTTTTCTTCCTCGATCGCCTTCATTAACTTTAGGCGAATCTTATCTTCTTCTGAAATCTTGCCCTTAAGGGCAGCCTCGATCTGGATCTTTTGTAGATCAAAGACTGCTCTGGCTTTAGCAAGCTTAAGGCTTTCCTTGTTAATCTTAAGAGTGTCTTTTGCTACCTTGTCTGGCTTGCTTTGAGGATTTGCAAATTGACGCGTCAAATCAGCAGGAGGCCCTTGCGGAAATCCGCCAGCAGGAGCACCTTTACCTAAGCCACGAAGGATTTGTAAATAACTGCCAAGAATAGGAATCATGCCAACATTAAAACTGCCAACGCCCGGCAATGCTTTTAACTTTTCAGTTAATACACCAATGCCACGAATTACATCCGCTGTGTACAAAGCTGCATCTTGCATGTTATCTGCAAGATCTTCAACAGAGTTATCTTCGCCTAGTCCTTTAAGTGCATCAATGATGCCAGTACCGATAATCTCCTGAACATTAGCAGAAGCAACTGCAAGCTTGTCCATCGAACCCTGAAAGGTTGCTGCTGCTGCTGTGGCTGAACCTTTGAAGGTATCTGCTAACTGTGTAGTTACATCATAGAATGACTTAGTCTTAAGATCTGCTTTTGAGATACCTACACCCAAACGAGTAAGTGCTGTGTTGTTACCAAGATATGCACGACTTAAAGCAGATGTGACAGAACCTAGATCCTTGCCTGTTGCAGCACTAACATCTAGGGCTAGATTTAGAAGTCTTTGTGATTCTGCTGTGTCGCGAGTAGCAATAGCCAATGACTGATAAGCAGGGCGTAGAAGATCATCAACAATTCCAAACTCACTTTGTAAGCGTTGGATGAATGCTTCTGCACTAGCCGCATCGCGCTCTAATCCGACATTCTTTAAAGCTAGGGCTAATTGCTGTTGCGCCTTTTCATCTGCCGCAGCAGCTTTTACGGAAGCCTTGGCGAAAGCTAAGACTCGTGTGCCTGAGTACGCAAGTCCAATACTTGCAGCAAGTTGCTTAACATTTTTAGTTAACTTTTCAGTCGAAGTTTCAGCTTGCTTAAAAGCTTTTTTGCCTGTGAATTCGGCGGCAATATCAATCTTTACATCTGCTGCCATTACTTCACCCGTGTCCTTTTCTCAAACTCAATTTTTGAGTTTTCAATAGCTTTAATCACCGCTGCATTAGCTTTGCCTTGATCTTCGGCATAAGCACGAAAGATTGCGCGGCCTTTCATTTTGCGAGTAGCACGACCTGCTTGACCTTCTGCCCTTTGGAAAGCGTTAACTATTTGACCTGTGCGATTCATTGCATCGATAAACTGTTGACCAGCGTAAGGGTTATTACTTAAAGACTGATCTTTAGATCCTGAACGAATTGTCTTGCCAAAATTAGGATGACCAGGAGCGACAACTTTCGCCAATGGTGCTTGCTCTCTACCTTGTGGATTTTTACGACCAGCGGTCTCATAGATAGATCCTGAGACAGAAGCATTGACAATGCGAGCTAGTGAACGAAATCCCGAACGATTGGGTTTAGATGGAGTTGTCTTGTACCCGATACCACGCTTAGCCTCAGATGATGACCAGACTCGATTTCCCCATCTGCCGTTATTGCTTTTAGCCCATCCGCTTAATGGTGCGGTAGATGGAATAAACCCACGAGCCTTTGTCGTAATAGGCTTAAGGATTGCAGCTATTTCTTTTTGAGTTTCTTTAGCCAGATCAGGAGTAAAGTTTCTTAGGGCTTTACGAAGTTCAACGCCGCCTTTTACTTCTGTTGGCATCGATAGACTCCTTTGCTTCGTCTGTAAGACCTTGAAACAATGCATTGAGCATGTCTCGATCTAGCTCTAATAATTGCTGTGGCGCGATCCCTAACCTAATGCTTAGCCTAGCAATTAAGTAGGTGAACGGAAGATCGCGCTTTAAGCTAAAGGGTCTGAGTCCTCCACAGAAACACTTTTCAATGTTTCGATGAAGTCAATCCCGAAAGGCTTAACAGTTTCACCTGACCTGCGTGTTACTTCCCAAGCTAGCCAATAGACCGAGGTCTGCATCTCGTCATCTCGAAACGCTTTATGGAAGCCCTTTTTAGCGTACTGTTCGAAGGAGTATTCCACGGCAGGCGTGATTTCTCCTTCTAGTACGCTTCCATCATTACGAACGATCTTTAGTTTTGCCATGGTTTGCCCCTTTATAGTTTGTTTAGAATGTGCCTGTTGTAGCTACTGCAACTGTTGAGTTTGCAGTAAATGTGATCGACTGTGTGCCAATATCGCCAACAGCACCATTAATGTCTGTTGTGTTATTGACTAGCAATGAGACTGTGTACAGAGGGTTAGTCGCTGAGACTGCTGTTCCCTTTGTCTGTAGGAATACACATGTGACTGTTGTTCCCCAGGCAGCTTGTAGTGTTGCCAATACATTCGCTGATGCTGTGTCATTTAGGAAGTCGATAGTTACAGTTGATGACTCTAGACCCTTAACAAACTTATGAGAGTTATCTCCCATAGCCGTCACTTCTAGCTCATCAAATACGCGGTTAATTGTTACTGCTGTTACATGGTCTGAAAGATCGACAGTGTTAATCTTCACACCTACATTGTTATTTAGAAATACAGCCATGAGATTATTCCTCGTCCTTCTTAGTAGTTGCTGGCTTTGATACTGCTGGTGCTACCTGCCCGATCTTGATCAGGAAGGCTTCGTTTTCTTTTTCCCACTCGGACATTTTAACTCCAACTCGTAAGGATTGATACGGACATCTCGCAGCTTAAAAGGTCACCCGATGCAGCGTTGAGAATACTTGGTGCGCTGATTGCGCTTACATTATAGACGAGAGATGATGCTGCGAGCTTTGCGAACACGCCACAGACAGTATCTTCAATCCCGTTAAGGTTGCCTTCATTGTCAAATAAAGGCACAGTCATAATAATCTTAAAGTTAGCCATTGGACTTATGCCAATGTGTTGATTGTTTGTAGGTGTCAAGTATGGATCATCTGGAGACACGATTACAGAGTTAGCAAGGACTGTGGCCGGTGGAAAGGCAAAAGTCTGCCACTTGGCATTATCTACTAAAGCAGTTGCTAATGTGGTTCTAAGAGTAGTGACGGCAACAGGCATCAGCCCACCATCGAACGCGGATCAAGTGCGTGAGCGATCAATCCTCGCACCTTAGCGAGAAGCTGTGCGCTCATTCGGTAAGGGCTTGGCTGGAAATCGACAGCGTTACTGCCAGAAAGGGTGGCTGTACGCGCCTGCCAGATTTCAACAGATATCATAAGAGCTGCTTGCTGGATTGCCATATCGGTAGTCCAGTCTGTGGAAGTCGTGGTCGATACGGATCCATAAGGATAAATTGGATGATAGCCCTGAGCAGTAGTGTGATTAGTTGCCACGCTAATTGAAAAACCATTGACGGCTGTAATTGTCTTAGTGCCGTTATATGAGCTGCCTGAGTTAGCAATCGTGACGCTTTGACCTACATAAAAAGTCTCGCGAACATTGTCATTAAAATATAAAGTGCCTGAGCCTACTGTGTTTTCATGTGCAACTGTAAACCATTTTGGAGCCCATAACATTGGAAGTAAAACTGCATCTGTTGCATCGCATACTTCCTGCAAGGTTGCATCTGGATACAAAGTACCGACTCCGAGAGTGCTTCGAAGTTCTGCGACTGTTGTAAGTGCCATGATGTCCTTTCTCAAGACTCTAGGGAGTCAGAGGGCTACTGACCCCCTAGAGCGACTTAGTGAGTTTGTTACGCCTTGTTGTTCTTGAATGCGCCAGCTGCAACCTTAGTTGCAATAGCACCGAATCCGTAGTAACCAACTGTTACTGATCCGTTAGCTGTTGACTCTGCGCGTAGGCGGTATGTTGGTGACTCGTACCATGTGTAAGCATCTGGGTTTACGATAAGGATTGTTCCATCGCCATCGCCGCCGTTTGTCGGATCAACATATAGGTTGAGTCCTGCAACGTTGCCTGTCAATGATGTTGGTGCAACTGCTCCGCCAGCGTTCATTGGGTTTGTTGCTGTGTAGATTGGACGGCCTGCATCGTTGAGAGACATGATGTTAGACCATTGTCCTGTTGAGACAACCATGTTGCGAGCGAATGGGTTTGCAAGACCTGCTGTTGCTCCATAAACAGAAGCTGAACCGCGAGCAACAATGCCTAGCAACTCTGCTGCTGTTGGGTATGTTGCAACTGTTGTTGCATCTGTTGTTGCTCCAGAGATCAACGCTGCGTTTACTGCTGCGTTAGTTGCCTTTGCGTAAGCTGCTGCCATGTTGCGTACTAGCTCATCAAAGAATGCTGGAGATGTACGATCTAGCAATTCGACAGAGAATGTCTGCTGTCCTGCATACTTCTGTACTGTTACAGAAAGGAAGTTAGAGTTTTGATCTGTGTCGCTGAATGCATCGCCTTCTGGCTCAATCGCAACTGTTGGCATCTGTGTAATGCGTGGGATCTCGAAAGTCATACCTGCATCTGGAAGCACTCCGCGAGAGATTGCGTCGATTGATGGGCGGATTGTTGTTCCGAGTGGGTTGATGATTTCTGACAACTGACGTGTAGGCACGAGACCTGCGTTGTCTGTTGTGTCTGCTGCTGCTAAAAGGTATTGACGAGCTGACTCATCACCTAGTGCTGCACGAATTGAGTTTTCTGCATACTTAGCAGCTGTTACTTCAATGCGTGGCTTTGTGTAGTATGCTGCTGAAACAGTTGGGCGAGCAGCTTCAACCGCTGGTGCTTCAACTGGTGTTGCTTCGACTGCTGGAGTGGTTTGTTCCACGGTGGCTGTCTCGCTTTCTGTTGGTTGGATTGTTTCTTCTACAGCAGATTCTTCTGCTGCAATATCAGTAACCTGAGCCGACTTAAATGCTGGCTCTGTTACTAAACTTACTTCGACCAGGCGAGCAGCTGAAACATAAGTAACGCCGTCTTTGATCTTTGACTTGAGGACTTCTGCCCCGATTGATAAACCTGATTGCAATCCTTCTTCTGCAAGGATTAACGCTTCTGTGCCGCGCTGTGAGCGACTAATCGAGAATACTGCATCGATTGAGTTTTCTGATTCACTAAAAGAGACCATGCGACCTAGAGGCTTCTTGTTATCATGCTGGCTTAGCAACTTGATCGCCTTAGGATCTTCAATACCGATTGATCCTGACTCGAAGATAACTTTGCCCATGTTGGTAGATCCTGCTTCAACATTAAGAGGGACAATCTTGCCTGAGACTGTGCGGTTTGCTGAGTCTGCTGTTAGATCAGCCGAGAATGTAATTACTTGATTCATACTAGACCATTATTTCCGTTAGGTGTTAGATCAGTCATTTCCATTGCTTGCTCTGGAGTAATCAGGTTAAGCGTTAGCAGTTTTTCAATAACTGCCAATTCTTGAAGTGGATCGGTACGCAAGAAGTTCTTATCGATGTCAAACTTAACAACATTGCCACGAGCTGTAATATCATCCATAGACAAGCGATCTTCGATTGCTGTAATGAATGGCTGCAAAGATAGTGTTAAGAATTGCTTGCGCTCATCTTGTACATTTGCATAAGTCATAGAGTTATTCTGATCTGCTGAAACATAGTAAGCAGGGACATTGCACAAACGCGCAATTTCAGTAGCCAGGTTAAAGATTGCTTCTCCGTACATCATGTCTTTAGGTGAAAATGAGACTGGAGTATATTCAAGAGTAGATGTTAGATATGCGGTTGAGCGATTATTGCGAGCGGTACGCCATGCAGCAAGAAGCCCGGAAACTTCTTTAGGATCTAGATCTGCGCCTGTGTTCTTGATGTAACCAGTTGCCATTGGAGTAGCTGCTGCGATTGCCGCTGCCTTTTGTACATCGATAGCAGCGCGAATTGTTGAAACGCCTGTGTTAAGAATGCCATCGCTTAATGATTGGAATGTAACAAGAGATCCCAAACCGTCCATTGGTAATGTTGTGCCATCGACTGCATAAGATCTAACAAAAGTATTAGTGCTATCAAGAGTAATCGTTACTCGATTATTAGCGATCCACTCAAAGCGAGATGGTCTGCCATCTTCCTGGTAAACCTCGACCACTTTCCAGAAGGCTTGACCATATAGAAGTAATGAATCAACAGTCCAGGCAATAGTTACTGATCGTGGTTGCGAATATGAAGGCTGTTCTAACCAAGCAGGTGAACCAAGTTCTTCATTAGTAGATTTCTTGTAAAGCTCTAAAGGAATCGATCCGATAGTGCCAGCAAGTAAATTGCGGCAACGCATAAGTGCTGGGACAGACATCGCTTCTGTTCTGCCAATATATGCATTCTGAAATGGCATTGCATAAGGTGAATACTCGCCTAGTACCTGAGGCGCGGCTTGAGCTTGTAATTGTGGCTTAGACTCTAGGCCAAATGCTTGCAGTAATTTACCCATAGACATAAATGGTAGCACATGTCAAGCATTTGACATATTACATAGGGTGTGTCTAGGTGTAAATCTGTGGCTTAGGTTGAGGGATCATTAACTTGCTAACCACCATTGCTAAACCAATGGGAGCTGAGATGTCTCCTGCTGACTTTCGTTTAATGATGCGCCATGCCGAATCGTTGACTTTAGCAGCGCAGTTATTCATCTGCTGGATCAATTCTGCCTGACCATTGTGTACTACACGATGATTGACCAAGCCTTCTAGTAGATCTCCACAGGCTTTATAGAATTGTTGCCCTGAGACATCTTCGACCATAATTCCAGCATTGGCTAGGCGATCTGCAATAGTCTGTGTGGCGTACTTGTCAAAGCAGACTAGGCGTGGCTTATACATGTCACACCATGCCTTTATACTTGCCGCCATCTTTAACTCATCGATGGCAACCTGAGAGCTGTAAGTCTCCAGAATTCCGATGCCAATCCTCCCATCTGGGAGTAACTGTCCTGCGACCAATGATCCGTTCCTGCGTGAAGGACTGACATCGAAACCGAATACAGTATAAGCCCCCGCAGCCATTTCTAATGTGCTATCGGATGTGTCCTCAAGAATGCCATGAGGCCAAGGGCTACTTAACGAATCGATCCATTGGCAAAGAGTTTCAGTACGCGTGTTTTCAATTGGTGAAGTAGCAATCGCTTCCTCAATCGCTTCCTCTGTAATGGTGTATCCCAAAGAGGGGTTAGCCAAAGCCCATGCATCGCGGTCTGTTATCTTGCAGTATTGAGGGGCTGAGTACTCGTAGAATCCGAATGACTTAGGTGGGTAGTCGATGGCTCGTTCCCGTAGGTCATTGAGTACAGTGCTGAAAGCATCTCCCGCATTCGAGGTAAGAAGCGTCTGACTGTTTGGGTGAGCTCTAGTTGTAGGAGTAGCAGCTCTGAATCCATCCTCTGTGATCTCTCGGACTTCATCGATGTAGAGCAGTCCATTGACTGATCGACCGCGAGAGCCGTCTCTAGTTGCTGCAACAACATCAAGCCTTGCTCCAGAGAGCATCTCAATGCTTTCAGTTCCATTGGCGTGTCGGATCTGTTTAACGAATCCTTTAAGGTGGTCATTGGTCTCCAGTAGGTGAGTGACTTGTCGGAAGGTGTCTAAAGCCATGCTTCGATTAGAGCTCATAATCAGTACATTGGTATTCCACTTAATCAGGTGCGCGAGTATGAGCATACGCGCTAGATGAGTCTTGCCGTTCTGTCTGGCCACGAGAATTAGGTTTGTCTTACGAATCCAAGAGCCTTTCTTGTCCACAGTAAGCATGTCCTTTAGGACAAACTCCTGCCACGGCATTAACTCCATGTCCACAATCTTGCACAGGTCTTTAACGTCTTGCAGCTTGTTTTCGCCCTTGAGAAGTGGACTGTGAAGCCGTGGCTTGGTCGCCCCTCGTAGGGCTTTGGACTTTCTGGGCTTAGTTGTCATTGATCTGGACTGGGTCGGAGCTTAAAGGGACTGTCCAGCATCGTCTCGGACTGCATCGGGGAGATATTGCTTGAAAAGACAGGGGGGGTAGCCGTCCGAGCTAAAAAAACCCCATCATTTAGCGCACCCTTACGCAGGTTACATGACTTGCATAACACTCTGAGATTATCAAGCTCATGACCACCACCGGACTTACGTGGTATCACATGGTCAATGTGCATTTCACCCTCATCATTACCACACAGCTGACAGAAGCGACCATCGCGCTTGAACACACGTTCACGCTGCTCTCTATAGCGACGAGAGTTCAACTTATCTAATGCCAATTCTTAGCCTTCCAATGATCGTATGCCTTGCATGGATTTGAGTAACGATGCTCGATGTAAGCCAAGCCCCATCGTACCTGAGTATAACCATCCTGATCTCTTAGCCACTCACTTCTACCTTGAGGTATTCCATAGTGTGAGCCATTACGAGCTTTAGGATTCCATGCTGATTCTTTACCATATAACTTAGATAAGCATCTATATTGAATATAATCATAATGTAATAGATGTAATGCATATTCTTTATATGTTACATATTGCATTGGTTTAGATCCACCTGCATCAGGCATGATGCATAGAGCTATCCCAATAGCTACTAGCACCCCCCGAGCGATCCGCCTAAGCGGCTCGGGGTGAGCCTTTGAGAGGCTCTGCCTAGTTAGCGTACCATCGATGTCAAATTCATTTGTAAAAGTCCTGCTCAGAGCGGTGTTTCGTTTCAAGATTACCTCCTGTGGATAACTTCTGTGGATAACTATTTATCCGTACTATAGAAGCCCTTACCCTTAAATACTGCTGGAGTAGCTGATATAACTTTAACCATCGGTTCATTACAATAGTTGCACAAGATCATTGGTCGATTGTTCCATCCATGATTGATCTCTTGACTAAGATTGCATCGTGTGCATTTGTAATCGTAGGCTGGCAAGTTAAGCACTTCCTTATCATGTATGACCCACATCCAGAGCATCGGTCTATGTCTGCCTCTGTGGGTTCTTTGTCTAAGTGACCGTATCTTAATATGAGTAGTGGCAAGAGATCCTCAAGTCGAATTATCGCGGCATACTCACGCGCATCTTCACCTTGTCCGTTGAGTCTAATCACTCCGAAGCCCAATTCCCCCGAAATGGCTGTCCGAGCTTTTAATTGCTTTATGTATGCAAGAGGTTGAAATCCAGCGCGGGCTTTGACTTCAACATCAAACGGTACATTGACAATATCCTTGCCACTACCCCTTCCCACACATGCGCCTTGCCATACAGTCGATAGGTACTGTGCGACAACACGCTCTGTGCGGAAACCTCTGTGTTTCCTTGCTTGACTAGCCATTTACTGCTTTACATTTAGCGCATTGCCATGTGACAACGCCATTAACTGAATCAGCGGATATGTCCTCTAGATCTCGTATTGCGACTGGCTCATTACACAGCTGACATGGTACGAATGCTGACATGAGATCGACCCATTCACCATTGATCTTAATTCCTATATTGCCCATTTATACTCTCGCCTTCTGTGGTTGAAACTTTCCATCCGATCCAAGGTTGTACCACTTGGTAGGGCAACGATGAGCTGATGAAATCGCTGTGTTGCAGAAGTAGCCACCCCACGCCTTCCCGTTCTTCTCACCTTCACGCCATTGCATGTGTCCATGTTCGCAGCTTGGTGCTTCTACAGCTTCTCCTGTGCCTAGAATGTCTTGCACTAAATCCATTGCTTTATTGAGTGTGACCGGCGCATCGACTACTTTGTTATACTCATTAACAGGCGTAGTCCAATAGTCTTGCTCTGCTGGCTCTGCATCTGCTTTACGGATAGCAGCCTCTAGATCCTGTACTGCTGGCTTAACAACGCGTGGCGTTACTACCTTGCTCATTTCCTCGCGGCTTGGTCTCTTTCCTTTAGGCGCATAACCTGCATTTGCAAGTGCTCTGCCGATTGCCGAAGTCTCGCAATTCTCAAGTGCTGAAGTCTGATTAACGCCTCGGCTAGTAACTGTTTCTTCCGCGTACCCTGTTGCCCACGCAACGCCATCTTGAGCATCCTTAAATAGATAAGCCTTAACAATGTATCGATTTGCCTCGACAACTTCCAGCTCTGTTGATATGCGAAACGCCGGATAGTCCTTAATAAACTTTTCAAGTCTTACCTCCACTGGCTCATAATCGGCTAGATTAAACATAGAGATCGTTCTCCTCGGTTGCTAGTTGTCCTGCAAGTGCGCCATAGCTGCATAGATCGACCCAGTTGTCGATGTGTTGCGCTGACTGATTAGTCCTTGCAAGCTTAACAAGGACCATGATCCCTGCCACTTGATAGTCGTGTATCGGTGTTTGTAGATATGCGCTGAGCAGCATTGCGGTGTGTTGCAGGTTATCCGCAGGGTGGCCGTATGATAGCCCACGCTCACGGATCGTATCGGTTGCTGTGAGTAGGATTTCATTAGCGCGCATCTGTTGTCACTCGCTGAAATGACTTGGCTACGATCAAACCCTCGCGCTTGCCTTCGTTAAAACCCTTAGCCCAGCCGACCAAATACCACAAAGCATTAGCTAGTAGAAGCAAGATGATCATTGGCATCTCAAAACTCATTGTATTTCCTATCTGTGCCAATGCCCTTGATTGGCTACAGAATTAGTGTGACAGAAGTGTCAGACGAATTAAGTACATTTTGATAACGAAACGATAACGATTATCGAGGTCTGCCGTAAGACTTTCCAGACACAATAAATGTGCCGTCCTTCTCAATGTTAATTAGATCTACCTGGACTTTCGCCTTGTTCACATAGATGATAGCGAAAGCCTGTTGCCAGTTGGCTACACCTTTTGTGTACGCAGCTTGCTTAAAGTCCATAAGATTGCCTACCTCGACACCATGCAGAACACGCCCTATGCGGCCTCCAGAGGCCTCTGAAAAGGCACTACGCCCTGCTCTGTGCGTATGACCTGAGATGACATTCTTGCCATGCCTACGGGCTGCTTCTAGGGCTGATAAGCCCCCCTGTGGCTTGATGGGTGTGTGGTCTCCATGTACTGCAATCCAGTTTGGTGCAATAGGCATAGGATTCTTATGGAACGTAATACCTAACTCATCAAACTTCATAAACTTTTCAAAGCGTAACTCTGGCAATGCCCCAAATGCAGGGACTTTAGCCATGATGATGTTATAGAGGCGATCTGTGTGATTGCTACGAATGCAGTCTGTAACGCCTAAGTCCCAGAGAAGCTGCACAGCCTCGTTGCGGTCATCATCTAGGGTCTGGGCATAACTGCCCATGCGCCCTTCTTCCCACTTGCTAATCTGTGGAAGGTCAATCTCATCGCCGATGGTCACGACTTGATCTGGCTTGAACTTGGAGATAAAGCTTGCAAGGTTACGGGTTGCAACCCTGTCATGGTATGGGACTTGTAAGTCCGAGACTACGACTATTCGCTTAATCGTCATCCTCATCTTCGTAGTTGCCAAACTTCTCTGGCTCGACAGGATCAGGCAAGATCCAATGTGGATAGGCTTGAGGCTCTGTGATCATGAACATCGCTACATCTTCTGCAAACCCTGCTCTTTTAAGCGAGCAAAAGTATTCATAAAGCCCAATGCAATAAGCATCAAGCTTTGAGTAGCCTTGTTCCTCAAGTGCCTTAGTTGCTTTTCTTGCCATGAGAAAATTATCGCTCTAGAAGGATGTTATAGATCTCATCGACACGCGCATGGAGTCGCTTAATCTCTGTCAGTAAATGAGTAATGACGAAGCCTGAGAGACCACCGAGTGCCACGATGGTGGCAATGTAGAGCTGAAAGAAATCTGTCTGTGTCACTTTTTAGGGCTCGCGTATCCGAATACACCTGATAGCACAGCCCATAGGATTGCGCGGTAATCTGCTTCAAAGTTTGATGATGCCCATGCTGCTAAGAATGCTCCAGCTGCAAGGTAAACAGGGTTCTTCATGTTCTTCATTATTCTCCACCTAACATAGATACTTGAAAAAAAGCACCATCATTGTCAGCTTGTTTCTTAAACGAGACATGCATGTGCTTAATGTGTTTGTTAGCCCCTGTGTACTTGCGCCACTTCCAGTTAAGGATGCTGGAGCAAATTCGTCCATCGAAAATGATGTAACTAATACGCTTGTCTGCTTTTGACTTTGATAAGGCACGAAGCTGATCTGCAAGATCGCCCATGATGTCGGGCTTGCTTGACTTGAACAGGTCACGATCGACATCAATGGCACGTACCCAGCCTTGCTCATCTGGATTATGATCAGACTTGCGAGCAGCGTGTCTGGTATCACCGATCCAGCCATCCGATAACCTGTCACGATCTGGGAATGAGTCATCGATCTGCTCTCTTAGTTGGATCGCAGCTTTACTTAACTTGACTTTCATCCAAGTAGTAGCTTCGCTTCATCTTCTGAGATTCCTAGCTTGTTTAGAAGTGCAGCTTTACTACTTGCTTTCTTTTCATCTTGAGCGAGTTTCCAAGACTCGAATTTTGCAAAACCTGCTTCATATTCTTCTTTTGTAATTGGCTCACATTCTACAAAATCGATGCCTTCGTAATCTTCGCCTGATTGCACATAGCCTCCATTAGGGATTAACATGTTAAGAACTTCATAATGTTTAGCCATTTTATGCTCCGATTTCCATTAAAATTATTGAGGCAGTTTCGCTATTTGTTTGCATGATTAAAGTCCCGGTATTACCGGTATTTATCAACGCCCATTGTGTCTTATAGGTTAAGGCTGATGTACTTGCTGGGCTGTCCATGTAAACTAGAGTTGGAGAAAATTTCATTTGTGCCGCATTGGCACTTGCACCCACATAGATCCAATTATTGTCTTTGGCGGTAGTAAGAATGTTTGTTGAATTTCTAACAATTTGATAACCAATGCCGACTTGGTCTGTCAATCTGTAAGCCTCATAAGGCTGCTGTACGAAAACCAAAATTTTAGAAGTGGCACTTGTTGGAGTGATTGTTGCTGACAATCCACTATCCGTAAAGGTTGTTGTTGTAATAGTTGTAGCTGTGCTGTAAGTAGCATTGACTACTTGTAAAACTTTACCGCCGCCTGAAGCAGTTGCCCATTTTAATCCTGTTGCTGTTGTTGAATCGGCTGTTAAAACTTGGCCATTTGTGCCGACTGCAAGACGAGCTGGAGTGTCATTAGCGGTTGCGGCGATAAGATCACCCTTGGCATCGACAATCGCGTTTTGGATAGCATTAGAGTCATCCTGTGCAACCCATGAGAAATCCATGTCTGTGCCAGATGCTTTGGCGAGCACTTGACCAGTAGTGCCACCCTTAAGATCGACCAATGATGAGTCAATAGCGTTGACCGCGGTGCGGATGGCTAAAGCTCCATTTTTGACTAGGTCGGTATTGTCTGGCTCTGGCCAGCTAAAATTCGGACTTGTTGCCATTTATGCTAGTACTCCTGTCGCGTTGTTCCAGTCAAGTGTAGCAGTTACACCTGTCCAAATTACTGAGGTTGGTATGATTGTTTCCCATTGTGTGGTAGAGAGTGAGAATTCCGTTGCCGTAATGTAAAGAGTTAGATCCACGAAAGTAGGGGTTGCCCTAACAGCGATGTTTTCTACAAATCCCTCAAAAGTACCGCCCAAGAGGTTAGATGGTAGATTGTTGATAATTACAGGCTGACCAAAAAAGATATTGATAAGGCTGTCTAAAACAGCAGAAGGCAGGTCTGGATTATCTAGGCGGAAGGTAATAGCCTCAAGAGAGCCTTTAGCCGTCTTTCGCAGATTAAGCTCTCTATTGCCAATATCGGTTATGTCGACAAGGTTCTTGATGTTTGACTCAAAGGATCGCTCATAAAGCCCATACGTGGCTACAGAGGTCGGCTCTGATGTGCTGTAGGTCGAAGCGTATCCTGTGCCGTATTTATAGATTAGGCTGTTACGAATTCGGTTTGTTTGAGTTGTTGAGCGGATAGTGTTAGGACTTGCATAAGATCCATTGAGAGCCGTGTAGCCGTTAGCAGCTAGATAATTGCTCCGATGATCTGCATCATCATAGGAAACTAAGCCATTCTTTTCTTCATGCATTTGACCGAGCGCGCTGTTAGCAATCTGATCTGTTAGGGTGTTTGACTTAGCCGTAGCCGATGCCGCTAGGTTAATCATGGTGTAAAACCCTGAGTCAATGTTTCCAATGTAAGACTCAGCATCTTCCCATGTAGTAGTTGCTGGGTATGTGTCCCATGTCAAAGTCGGGGTTATTTCATCCCATGTAAGATTTAGGACATTATCTACGATGGCTGCGATCTGTGCGCCATCTAATCCTTCTGCAAGGGCTGTGTTATAGATAGATTTTGTGAGTTTGGCTAGGTAGCCTACACCCAAGATTCTGCCATAAGTAATAAAGTTTGTTTCCTCTGGACTGCGTACTCCTACAGAGAAGTCCGAAACCTCACCACCATACATAGTGACATAAGTGCCAGAACTATTTTTAAGTTCTAAGGTAATGGTGTCTGTGACATCGATGGTAAATGGCGAGCCATCTGTGTTAATAATGTCTACTTGGCAGTAACCTGCTGTGCATTGTTTATCAATGTCTAAACGACCAGCCGAGAAAGATACAGCCGTTACAGTCGTATAGACATCATCGCCAACAGTTACACGCCATTCAGGAAACCAGGTCATTAATCGAACCCTAGAACGTCCACAGTACCGCGGTTGCTGGCACCTCTAATAATCTCTACTACCTTTTCAGCTACAGCATTGGGATCTGTAAAAGGATCGCCTGTAACAGTAACTTCAATCTGGGTTGTACCGCCTGTGACTGTCGTTTGTGCGGCTGCTGCCTCTGCTGCTTTGAATGCTTCTAAAGTAGATACATTGGCTGCCGCTGCTGTTGCTGCTTTAGCCGCTGCTTCTGCGGAAGCTTTAGCAAGAATAGCTGCGACTGTTTCGGCTGCTGTTTTATTAGCAGCATCGATAGCATCTTGGGCTGCTTTTGCTGCTGCCGCTGTGCTTGCAGCAGTTTCCGCATTTAATTTACCCAAGGTAGTAGCGGCTTCTGCTTGCGCTTTTGCTATCGCATCTGCCGAAGCTTTGTTCGCTGCTGCGATTGCAGCGGCACTTGCTGCTGCCGCTGAGGCTGTTGCTTCTGAAGCTGTTTTATTACTTGCTGCGATAGCGGCTGCGCTGGCCGCTGCAGCTTCTGCGGCTGCCGTTGCA